GAGTGTGCTGCCAGAAACTGAAGCATTGACTAGTGTCTGATTTGCTACATAAACACTGTAGTTTGTGATAGGGTTTGAGCTTGAGAAATAGCTGCTGAGATTTACTGTGTCAGAATCACCTCCAGAATCAATTGACACTGCAGAGATTGATCCACTTGCTGTCACTCCTCCAGAACAAGTCACAGGAGGATCAGATGGAGTTGGCTGACTCACAATAAGAGCAGGCTGTTCTATAGTTCTGTCACAGTCAATGTATCCATCTGCAGAGTTTGAGTAGTTTGCAGGAATAGAGATTCTTAAAGTCAGATCTCTGTCTGTTGCTGTTGTCACTGTTGCAAACTTGTCATTGCTGAAATCTGAGTCAGATGATGTGATTGATAGAATTGTTCCTAGTGCTGTTGCTGGTTGACTGATTTGCCCTTGCTGATCTATAGATAGATTTTGGATGCCTGCAGTTCCACACTGAAAAAGTGGAAGAGGAGCAACAGGCTCTGTCAAATTCAAATAGAATGGACTTCTGACATTGATTTTTGTACTCATTTTTCTGCTGTTGTTTTTAGTCTCTGCTCAATATCTAGAGCAAAGCTTTGTTTGATGTCTTTAGGGAGCTGTTTGAATGCTATTGTAAAAGGAGTTGTAAAAAACAGACTAGGTTTTATTCCAGATAGATAGATGCTTCTGGTAATAAGAAACACCAGGCTCTTTCTTTTTGCAAATCTACCTTGATCATCTCTTGTTCCTGGAATGCCTTTTCTGACTACCCAGGAGTCAATTGCATCTCTGAGCCTTCCATTGCCTTTGTACTTTCCAGATCCAAACTTGTAGGGACTTCTTGGAGCTTGTTGCTTTCCTCTTCTCTTTGCTCCTGGAGGCAACTTTCCTGGATTTGCTCCCTGGACTCCTAGATCTACAAAGTTTGCATAATCCTCTGCATAAAATTCAAGCTCTATGATGCCTCTTTTCGTGTCAATCTTTGGCTCACTATATCCTAAAGATTTGGAGAGCTTAGAATTGCTCTTCAGCTTCCTTCTAGATTTAGATACAACTGTCTTTCCAAATCTATTGAGTGCTTTCTTTAGTGATCTAAGATCTTTGGCTTCCATTAGCAGCTTGTCATAGTGTTTGGCATTGTCACTGTAAATGATGCAGCAACTCCTGCCAGGTTATTCTCAAACCTCTCTGTGAAAAACTCACATGAGAAGGGAGTGTCTAGTTGATAGCTGTGCCTGTAGTCTGATTTGCGTTCCAGGACTGCATGCAATCTTCCTGCAACTGCAAGCTGTGTGTTCAGCACATCAATCTCATTGTTGTTTCCTCTAAGTTCTGAGGTGTTCTCTTCTTTTGAGATGTCAACTAGATCCATGAGAATCACGCCTACATCTACAGAGATTGTGTTTGCATTGATTGTAGCATTCTGCACCTGGAGGTGACAGAGTGGATAGATGTTTGATCTGTTGAGGTCAATCTCTGTGATGTCTCCCTGGGTTACTTTATTGACAAAAGGCTCTGCAATAGCAGCCTGCTGGAGATCATCAATGACTTTGAAATATGCATTCATATTGTTTTGATAAATATTGGAGTCAGCTCTTCTACTGTTTCAATCTTCATTGTCACGAACTCTTCAAGCCATTCAAGAGCTTCATCAAAATCCATGTCTTTGTCTGCTACCAGGACACAATCAATTGCTTTCCAGAAGTCATAGATGGCAACCTTTGGATCAGATGCAGAGATTCCTATCAGTGCATTCTCAAACCCATCAGACAAGATGATCTCTTCATCATCCAGGAGCAGTGATCTGTCATATAGTGAGTTGATCAATTCAGCTTTGTTTTGCATTTTTTATCTTTTTTAGTTCTATCTCTGTTTTTTGTTTTTCAAAACTTAACCAGGTCAGACATGCTGCATAGTTTAGATTCGAGATCTCTTCAAATTTTGTCAAATCACCTTTTGCAATTTGATAGAAGGCTGTCCACCAGCCGAAATTCTCTCCAAGTGCTTCCTCATTTGTGGAGACAGTTTTCTCACTTGTTTCTGTAAATAGAACTCCAAATGTTTCAGAGACTCTTTCCTTAAACTTTGCAAAAAAAAAATTGCTCCTAGAGCTACATCTAAGGGCATGTCTTTCATGTTCTCTCTTTTGTCTGAGTCATAGTCCTCTATCAAATACTGATCTTTGTGCTTCTGCTTTACTTTCCTGTAGAGAACTCCCATTGCATCATCCATTGTGTCCCAATCACTCATCAGTGTGTCTAGATCCACAAACTCTCCAAAGCTCATATCTGTCAGCACAGGGATGAATCCATACTCAGTGCCATTCTTTTCAAACCTCTGGATCAGCTTTGGTTTCTCTTCAAACATCTTGTTGATGATCTCTGTGACCTCAACAATTGATGTGAACTTGTACTGATCAACTTCTGGGAGTGGAACTCCACAAAAGATCTCTACTGTCTTTTTTCTCAGAAAGTCTAGATCTGGATCTTTGCCTAGGATCTTGTTGAATTTCTGGTATTGTCCCAGAGTAAGCTCTGAGAGTTTGTTTGGTACTGTGAGCTTTTGTGTTTTCATTTATTATAAAACGGATGTGTTTGTGTTTATCGGTCTAAGATTCTACAGGAAATTGTATTGTCCCTGGTATGGATTTTTGAGCTGGTAGCTGATTGCATATCTAAGAGAGTCCAGAGCATGGTTGTATTTGTCAATAGGTGTGTTTGATTTCCTGTCTAGCCAGATGTAGTTGTTCAGCTCTTTGATTAGATGCACAGCCTGGTCATCACTGTGGATCACTAGATCATAGTCCTGGAGCATGGCAATGCCGAATGTCACACTCCCTTGACCTTTGATGCTGGGTTTGATGTTGCATGTGCTTTTGAGTTCGTGGATGAGCCTCACCTCGCTGGAATCTGCAATGATCAGAGAATCTCCTGCATGTTTTCTGTAGAGTGTTCTGAGATCTGATGTTGTTAGTGCCTTGAGATAAAAGCAGAGCTGTACATAGATGATCTTTCTGTCTTTGTCAATTGACGTTTTCAGAAGTACATTCTCATCCTGGGAGAAACCAAAGTCAGCACCAAAGACTGCTGGAGATACTTCCTGGAACTCTCCTAGTTTCCAATTCGTATAGATCACACCTTCTGATCTCTCAATCCAATTCCCTTCAATAACAGCTTTGTATCTCTCTGGTCTCCTCTGCTTCATCCTCTCTATCTGAGCAATGTAGCTTTCTGATAGATTGTTGATGTTGTCTTTGTATGTTGTGTGGATGTAGGTTGTATCTCCTTTTGAGAAGTTGCTTCCAGGAGCAACAGATCTGTCCTGGTAAAACCTTTGATAGATGAAATGTTCCTTTGTGCTAGGATTCAGCAGCAGGATCACCCTGTTCTGTTTGTCCTTCTGTCTGACTGAAAGATCTATCTTGTCAAATGACTCCTCATCAATCTCTTCTGCTTCCTCCATAACCCAGGTTGTGACTCCCTGGAGTGATTTGAGATTTGCTGTCTGATCTCCAGATGAGGTCTTGATCCCTCTGAAGAGGATCTTTGATCCGTTCTCTCTGTTGACTATCTCATCCCTGGTGATTTTGTACATGGGATTTAGTCCCAGCATCTCAATCTTCTCTTTGAACTCTGGAATGATAGAAACACTTGCAGATCTAAGCGTGTATCTGGTGAAGAGAATTGTGTGTCCTGCTTCCTGGGTAAGTCCTAGCAAAAAGACTCCTGTGAAAAAAGACTTCCCAGATCCTCTTCCTCCTGTGAGGATTGTGTATCTAGTCTCGTTCCAGAATCTTCTGTATTTTTTGCTGAACTCAATCTGTGTCTGCTCCTGGATCATCTTTAAAAACAAAAAGCTTTGAGAAGTCAATAGAAGGCACATCTGAGTTGAGGTCAATGTTTTCCTTTGCTTGACCATAGCCAGAGTCTAGGAGTGCTTTATAGGCACCTACATCACCTTGCCTGGCTTTCTTGATTAGTGCTAAAGTCATCAGATCCTCCTGGGACATCTGCTCTTCCTCCAGGGTTAATGGATTGACAGCTTTGATGTTTATATTGAGCCACTTCCTGGCAGTTGTTGATCTATTCTTTGCGCCTTTTGGTCTGCCATTAGGATTCCCAGACTGTCCTTTTTTAAACTGATATTTTTTAATGTGATCTTTTGCCATGGGTTTGCTGTATTTATGCTGTATTTTCTACAGCGTCTTGATCTTTAGTTTTTCTATTGTTTAGCACTCCCCTTTTGTCTTTGAGTAAGTCAATATAGTAGCCTGTGATCGGATTGATGTTGTAGTTCCAGAAGTCCTCTGGAAAAGGATCTCCTTGCCTGTATTGTTTGAGACCATATTTTTTGTATTCCTTTTTTTTAGTCATGATATATAGTTAAGCAGAAGTCTATCAGAGGCAAATACAAAACATAGTCTGTGCAGTTTTTTTGCACATAATGTCTAAAGCCTATGACTAGACCTCCATAAAGTCCTATTGATATTTCCCAATCGTTTTCCATAATTAAATTTTTAAGCAGAAACAGAGAAAACTGCTTTGTGTTTTACTATTGACTAAATAGTTTTGTTTAGAGAACGTATTCTGTTTTTTCATATATTTTTCCGTTAATCTTTATTTGTAAATCAGAATCAAGCTTTTGCATTCTGTCTATTATAACTTGACAGTATTTAGGATCAAGCTCCATTCCATAGCATTTT